CTACCGCCCTAAAGGGCGGGGTTTCAACCGAAAGGAAATGAGATGAAAAAAAACGCGGCATCGCACCTGAACGCACGAAACCGCAGTTTTCCATAATTTAAACATTTCACTGCACGAAGCGCAAGCAGTTTTTAACAACCGTTTAACATTCGGCCCGCTTCACTGCCACTTAAAGCCACACACAGCAAGGCTTTAGCGTCTTTCAAATATTTGTAGAACAAGCGGACGCAGCAGCCGCACTTCTCTGCCATCGCCTTTTCGACGCTGACCTTCTTGTACTCGTCGCCGATACCGCCTGAATAGCGCAACAACAACACCTCCCGATGGAACGCAGGCAATTCCTTCATCACCACCCTGTCCACCGCAGAAAACACCGAATCCGCGTCCACCCCATAAGGCAGCAACGGACGCGTTCCGCCCGTATTCGCATCGCCTGCCATTGCACGGTTTGCCGCACTGGTTGCATAACCCAGTCCGTTATCATCCCGAACCGAACGCCAAAAGCCCCAACGGGCAAGCAAATCATCAATAGTCATTCATAACATCGAATCTTTCCCAACAGTTATCTGCCAGCCCTGTCTAAAATACCGCAGGGCTTTATTTTTTAGGCGGAAATTATACCAAATTTATAGAAAATTCATATAGATTAAAGTAGCAGAAGGCCGTCTGAAAACAAGTTTCAGGCGGTCTTTGTTTTGCCCACTACATAAGCAAATTTTAACAAAAATGTTTAAAAAAAGACTTGCTATTTAAACATTTTTGTTTATAATAATACCTATCCGAACAACAGGAGCAGGCGATGAGATGAAGCAGAGCGAATTTTTAAAATGGCTGATGGCACAAGGCGTTGAAACCAAAGACGGCACGCGGCACATCAAACTGTATTACAAGGGCAAGCAGTCGCATCTGCCCCGCCACCCGTCCAAAGAGCTGAAAACGGGCTTGGTCGAAGGAATCAAAAAACAGCTCGGTTTGAAATAAGGGCAAGCCCGCAAGGGCTTGCAGAAAGGTTGAGAGATGTACTATCCCGCAAAATTTACCCCCGCCGAAGAAGGCGGCTATGTCGTTACCTTCCGCGATATTCCCGAAGCCATTACGCAGGGCGACGACATGACCGAAGCGGTCGAAATGGCGGAAGACGTGTTGCAGTCCGCAATGGATTTCTATTTTGAAGACCAACGCCCCGCGCCCTTGCCGTCCGCCCCCGAAGAAGGCGAACGCTTGGTCGCGCTGCCTCTGTCGGTTTACTCGAAAGTATTGCTGCTCAATGAAATGCTGGCGCAGGACGTAAGCAAATCTGAACTGGCAAGACGTCTGGAAACCACGCCGCAAGAGGTTCAGCGGATTACCGGCTTGCACCATGCAACCAAAATCGATACGGTCGTCCGCGCTTTGGCGCAACTGGGCAAACAGCTTGAAATCCGCCTCGCCTGACCCACGCAACGCCTGCCCATGCCGTCTGAACAATGTTCCAGACGGCTTTTTTATCGGCAATTAAGCAGGAAATTTAAAAAAAACCTTAAAAATCAAGATTTAGACAGGGCTGGACGGGGTAGGACAACTTTTAAAACACCTTTTTCCCCTTTAAAATCATAATTTAGACTATTTAGACATACTTTTTTATAAAAATCCGCGTATAGAAAAAAATAAAAACAAAATATGACAAGATGTATAAAAAAGGAAAAATAAAAACGCGAAGATATATATATATCTTCGCGCGTATGGGATAACCACCCCGTCTAATACGTCTAAAACGTCTAAAATATGATTTTAAAGGGATTTTTTTTGCTACCTACCCTGTCGAAAATACGTCCGACCCTGTCGGGATTATGATTTTAAACGTTTTTTCATATTGCCGACCACTTAAAAACGGTCGGAATCGGAAGCAAGGGCAAACGCTTCAATCTGCTTGCCGTAATAATCTGCCTTGGTAACGGCATTTTCAGCCCAACGGGCGGTTTTGTCCGTATTCGGTGCAGGAAATTTATCCTGGCTTTCAGGGGACATCCAGCTATGCGGTACAGCGAAAAACCGTACCTTCTTCTTCTGCCCGTGGATTATCACATCAGAGCGGCAATCCGCCAAGCGTTTTGCCATATTTGCATAAAAATTCTTCTGCTGCATATGGAAAGTCTTGGTATCTATGCACCATTTCTTGTATGCCGACCACAAATCGCCTGCCGCGCAGGAGATGAAGGGCAAGCCCAAATCGCCGCGCCACCAGTCGTCCAAAAACGCTTCCCAAGAAGGCTTGTTCAGGTTGATCATCCGCCGTTTGATTTCTGTCGTCAGCGGTTTGGTATGCGGCGTAAACACCCGCCGCGTATCACCGTCCGAATACATCAGCGGCAGCGCATAGAGAAACCGCGCGAATTCGTCCACTCCGCCGTTGTCGATTTCCGCCTGCAATGCCTCGTATTGCGCGTCCGAATACTTGCGGTTGCACGACAAGACCATAAACCGCCTGTCGTTGCTTTCGATGGGGATAGACCGCTCGTCGTTCGAGAAAATGATAAAAGAATTGAAGTCGTTGTGTTTTTCCGCATCGCGCCCTTTGCGCTCCACCATAATCACATCCGACGTAATCATGTTTTTCAGTTTGCCGATGACGTTCAGCCGCTCGTCCGACGGACTGATTTCCTCGAATATCGTAACCAGTGCAAACAGCAGCGACGCATTGAAGCGCGATTCCAGCGCGTTTTGGTCGAGTTGGCGCAGATACTCGCCGAAAAGCTCTTTGACGACCTTCTCGCCAAACGTCGATTTGCCCACGCCCTGCGTTTCGGAGATAAACACCAATGCCGTAGCGGGCTTTTCGGCTGGCCGCCTGAAACGGCAGGCAAGCCAGTTCAGAACCCATTCCGTGCAAGCCTCGCTCAAATTGCCGTTGCCCGAACACAAATGCCGTACCAGCCCGATAATGTTTGCACATTTCGGAAAATGTTTTTCCAATTCAGCCAGCGGCGTTTCCGGCGCGAACGGCTTTTCAGGCGCTTCAGCCTTTTTCGGCAAGCCCTTGAACGCATTGATATGGCTTAATTTCTCGTTTTTATACACCACCCCTTGCGGCATATCCGGCTCAAACACATAATTGCTCATCGGACAGACGAGGCGCGCGGGCGACTTGCTCCAGTCGTCAAACTCTTCAGGTACGGCAGCCTTGACCGCCGCCAGCGACACGATGGCTTCCAACTGCCTGTCGTAGGCGTCAGTCGTCCCGTCCAGGTAGATATAGCGGGCAAGCGCGTTTTTAAAAACGGGGCTGACATCCGCCATCGCCGCCAATTTTTTCTGTTTGATTAAAATCCCCGCCTCAAGCTCCGATAGCTTGTTTCTATCGTGCAGATGAAACCAAGTCAGTACGGCGGGACGCGAAAACACCTTTTCCAACTGGCTTCGACTGAAAGATTCCCCTGTTTCCAAGTTTAAAACCTTCTCTTTCAACCCGATTTGCGCGTAATTTTTCAACAATTCCGCCAAACGCGGATTTTCTCCGTCGTATTCCGCATCATCACCGACCCCGCCACCCCCTTTCGTTGCCGTGGGCGCATTTTGCGCCGCACGCTCCTTATCGGATAGGCGCGGGAAAGGCTGCCCGTCAATGTCGTCTGAAAACGGGAAAACCAGCGTATCCGCCATCATTTCACGCACCGTCGCCAGCGGCTCGGTATCCGAAATCACGTCTGCAATATCGTAGCCCGACGGCCACACGCCCGGATTCGGAATATTCACGATTTTGACCGTACAACCTGACTCCTTGAGAACCTGGGCAATCCCCAGCGCCGCCTTCATGCCAGGTTGTTCGCGCCACGGCAGATACGGCATATCCGACGGCTTCACACCCGCCGCCTCATCCTTCTTCGACAGCTTTTCCCGCTGAGAATCGCAGTCAGGCCAAATCAGCACATTGCGCCCGGTCAGCGGCAACCAATCTGCCTTTTTCCAGCCGTTGCAACCGCCCAGCCAAGACACGGCAACCCAGCCCTTCAAATCAAAATACGCCTCTGCCGCCAGCTTGCACTTTTCGCCCTCGACAATCAAAACAGGCGTATCAGGTCTTTCCGCCAAAGCATCCAGCCCGAACAGCGGCTGTGGACCCTGAAGGCGGCGGCTTGTCCACTTCTCTACACCCTCGCTGTTTTTCGCCCACACAAACGGCAAATCGGATTTCCCGCCGTCCTGGTCGATAAAGCGCTGCACAACGCAAAGCGGCTGGCCGTCCGCATCGCGGTACACTGCCCGCAAGCCTTCCGCCCGCTCGTTTTTACAAAGACGGTAAACCTGACTGCCTTCCAGATATTTCAGACGGCCTTCATCAAACGGCGCAATAGGCTGCCAGCTTTCTCGTTTCGACTTGCCCGTTTTCGGCTCACCGTCCCATTCCTTCCTTTCAACCGCTCCGAAATTGCCGATGCGCAGACGCTCGGCGACCGCTTTTAGCGCGTCCCCCTGCCGTCCGTTGCAGAAAAGATAGGCATAGAGGCTGACCAAATCGCCGCCTGCATCGCTCGTCGCATAATCCGCCCACGCGCCCGAATGCGTATTGACCGCAAAACTGCCAAGATGCTTATCCGCCCGCGTCGGATTCAGAGCGAAGAACTCATGTCCTTTATATTTGCCTGACGGAAGCCATTCCGCAAGCAGGTTGTCAACCGCATTCAAAGCTGCATCAGCAACCGTTTTAAAATCCAGTTTGTTTTCCATATCCGTTTGTCCTACACATTTTTTAGGCAACAAAAAGGCCTGCCCCCCCCTTTGAGGCAGGCAGGCGGTATAAAAGGCGGCGTTAAACGCCGTAAAAAACTCTGACTGGGAAATATCAGAGAGGCAGGAAATCAACAGGGCGGCTCTTTTAATTCAGGCCAAATCTCGTGCCAGTCGTCCGAGCGCAGGTCTTTGCGCGTCACCGCGTGGGGCTTTCTTTTTTTACGGCTTTCGCCAATTCTCGCAATCCGTCCATGATTTGATATCGTGGATTCTGACGTTCCCCACTTGCCATCTTGTTAATCAACTCTTGAGAACATCCGACAGCTTTTGCAATCTCAAGAGAACTCTTGTATTGCCGTAGATAAGCGACAATTTCTTGAGGTGTTTCTTTCATTTTTTCCCTTCTGTGGAACTTTTTATAATTATAAGTACAAAAATACTTAAATACAAGTACCAAAGTAATTATTTTTTGTAGTACATTTGTACCGATAACAACTAGAAGGAATAGCAGCATGAGTGAAATTAAAGATCGCCTAAGAGAAGCCAGAAGAAACAAGGGCTTAAGTCAGTCAGGATTGAGTAATCTTTTGGGAGTAAGCCAAGCAGCAATCGCGGCTATTGAATCAGGGCGTAACAAACGACCGACAAATTTAGCCTCTATTGCCAAAGCATTAGACGTTTCCCCGTATTGGTTGGAGACAGGAAAGGAAGATAACGACGTCATTTCAAACGCCACGCCGTTGTCTAGTGAAGAAATGAGCAAACTTGAAAAAGTGAAAGAATTGATTGAAAAACGGTTCAATGGCAGTCAGGCAGAGTTTGCCCGAGCTATCGGGAAAGCACCGGCACGGGTCAACCAATGGATGAATGGTTACAGAAATATCGGGACTGGTGCGGCGGCTCATATTGAGGCTACGTTATCCCTGCCTCGTGGCTGGCTTGACGGTCAGGCGGAATTAAAACAGCCTGAATCTAATGCTTCTGTTCTTGGCACTTTGGCGGAATGGGACAATGACACGCCATTGCTTCCTGATGATTGCGAAGTGCCGTTATACAAAGAGATTCACTTATCAGCCGGAAACGGCTTTTCAGACGACATAGAGGACTACAACGGCTATAAATTGCGCTTTTCCAAGTCAACGCTTAGACGGAGAGGTATAAACCCTGCTGACGTGGTTTGTGTAACGGCAGATGGGGACAGTATGGAGCCGGTATTTCCAAGCGGTGCAACACTTGGAATTAACACAGCGGACAAGGTTATTCGGGACGGTCAGATTTACGCTATCAATCACGGCAGACTTTTGAGAACTAAGATTCTTCACAAGCTACCTGAAAACAAGGTCAGAATCAGGAGCTACAATCAATCGGAATATCCTGATGAAGAAGCGAGCTTAGACGACCTGTCTGTCATCGGGCGCGTGTTTTGGTGGAGCGTGTTGGTTTGAAATTAATTTGAAAAGGAAAAAAGAATGGGTAATGAAATGATTACCGTCCAAGGTACGGACATCAAAATTACGACCGTCAATCAAGAGGATTACATCAGCCTCACCGATATGGTTGCAAATTTTGAAGGCGGTAGCAGCCTTATTGAGGCTTGGTTAAGAAACAAAAATACCATTGACTTTTTAGGCGTTTGGGAGCGCATCAACAACCCGGATTTTAATTCCCCCGATTTCGAGGGAATTAAAAACCAAGCCGGCCTGAACCGATTTTCGCTATCGGTCAAGCAATGGGCGCAGAAAGTAAACGGCATCGGCATTATTGCAAAACCGGGGAGATATGGCGGCACATATGCGCACAAAGACATCGCTTTCGAGTTTGGCGCATGGTTGAGCCCGGAATTTAAACTCTATCTGATTAAAGAGTTTCAACGCCTGAAAGAAGCCGAATCCAAATCGACCAAGGCGGAATGGGATATACGGCGCACATTGGCAAAAGCGCAATACAGGATTCACACCGATGCCATCAAAAACAACCTGATACCCGCCGAAATCAATGGCAGACAAGCAGGCGTCATTTACGCAACCGAAGCCGACATACTCAATAAAGCCCTGTTCGGCTGTACGGCAAAGGAATGGAAGGCGGCAAATCCTGATAAAGCGGGTAATATCCGAGACTATGCCTCTATCGAACAGCTTGTCGTCTTGGCAAGCCTGGAAAGCCAAAACGCCTTATTGATTGAATTGGGGCAAACCCAACAACAACGGCTTGTAACACTGAATCAACAAGCACGCCGACAGATACAGTCCATTTTAAACAGCCGGAGCATTCAACAGCTGGATTCGCCCTTATTGGATAAATAGACCGGCGTAATCGGCCTGACCTTCCGGCAGGGTGTATTGGATTGACAAATTCCGCCTTGGGAAAATCTCAAAAAGTCGGATTTACAGATTTACACAAAGTGTAAATTTGATATAATGGAGATATTAATATGCAGGTGAAGTTTGAAACAGATTACCTGTATCTGTTGTTTACCGATTCATTCTTTCAGGATAAGCAGATAGGTGCAAAAGTAACTGCCGCATACAGGATTGTTGTCAATTATCTTCTATCTGTCCACAGCATATCCGATCTTCATCAGGCTCAATTTTTAGATTTATTGCCATGTGATGACGGTTCAGGCCTTTATTCCGTAACCGTCCATCCAAAATGCAAACTGATTGTCAGCATAGAAAGCACACGGATCGTATTACACAGACTTGATTCACAAGACCCAAAATGAACACTCAAATTCTACCCGCCCAACCGATACACGCAGGACAAGTCCTGAAGGCTGAACTGGCAGCTCGCAACCTGACGCAGGCGGACTTGGCGGAAATTATTCAGCGGCCGGCAAAAACCATCAATCAGATTATTACCGGAAAGCTGGGTATTACCCCCGATACCGCCATGCAGCTCTCTCAAGCACTGGGTATTTCGGCTGAAACATGGCTTAATCTTCAATCACGCTTCCAACTCTCGATGCTAGAAGCAGACAAGTATCAAGATATTCCGCTAAGGTCAGCACTTTATCAAAACTATCCGGTTAAAGAGATGGTCAGACGCGGGTGGATTCATGCCGGTAAAACATTTGAAGAGTTAGAAAGTGCTGTAAAACACTTCTTCAATCTCGAGACAATCAACCAAACACCGCAATTCCAATTTTGCGCCAAGCAAAATGTCGCGGCTTACCAACAAACAATCAGCACTACCAACTTGGCATGGCTGTTTAAAGTCAGACAGTTGGCAGCCGAACAACTGACAACGGGAAAATTCAGCAATGCGGCTGTAAAAAAAGCCATTGACGAATTGTCCGGTCTGCTCCGTTCGGCAGAAGAAGTCCGCCACGTTCCCAAAATACTGTCTGCATGCGGTGTCCGATTAATCTTTGTCGAAAGCCTGCCCAACAGCAAACTGGATGCCGCCTGTTTTTGGCTGGACAATCAAAAGCCGGTTATCGGCATGACCTTGCGCTACGACCGCATAGACAATTTTTGGTTTACCCTCCGCCATGAATTGGAACACATCCTAAACGGAGACGGCAAAAACCAGGCTGTTATTGATGAAGACATCGGCATTCAGATCGACGGGCTACCCGAATCGGAACATTTGGCAAACAAAGCAGCGGCAGATTTTTGCGTCCCCGCCGCCAAACTTGACAGCTATATTGTCCGCGTAGGTGCCTATATTTTTTCCGAAAGGAAAATTATTGCCTTTGCAGGAGTCAATGAAATACACCCGGGCTTGGTTGTCGGGCAACTCCACAACCGCACAGGAAAATATCAGCAATTGCGCAAACATCTTGTTCCGGTACGGAATTTCATTTTAAACGGCTCAACCTATGACGGATGGGGTTTTACAAATAGGAGTAATGATGAGTAACGCCACAAAAAAACGAATCGCAGAAATCGTAGAACAATACAAACAGGCCAAAGGCATTGAAGACGGCAGGGTAGATGTACATGATTTGGCAGGATGGGCGCTGGACAACAAACTCTACCAACCCAATATGCGCGATGAAATCCAGCTTGCTGCCAATACATTTTCACGCCATTTCAGGGAAGAATTGCGCGCAGACTCTAAAGGGCGCAGCTATCGTGCCAAACACGCGGTAAGAGAAAACATTAACGGCAAACAGTCCACATTATGGGCAGATTTGGATGATTCTAATGTGCCTGTGGAACATTTCCATAAAGCATTTTCGCAGCGGCGTCAGCAAATCGTCGGCGACTGCTTCCAGCTCAAAACCGACGTTGATGTATGCAACGACAAAAAAGGCAGTGCAATACCGCTATCCCTGAATTTTGAGGATGACGTAACAGAAGCCGAATACTTGAGGGACAACCCTGACAACGCAGCCTGAATCCCCCCATTCAACCCGCCCGCCCCGCGCGGGCTTTTCTTTTGTCTTTAGACAGGGTTTACCCCCTTCGATAGGGGTTATAACGTTATTTGCTTCACATATACCGCCTATATGGGCGTTTTCTTTTATTGTTTACAAGTACAATCAGACTTAAAACCTAAAAAATTAATTTCTTTTAAAATCAAAGACTAGATATTTTCAATGCTATTTTAAGTATTCTTGTACTTTACAAGTAATAAGTATTTTTGTACTATACATCCATCGAAACAAACAACAGGACACAGTAATCATGAAACCCATCTACGTTAAATTCGGCACCCACGCCACCGCCGGCAAAGTCGAAGTCGCCACATGGCAGGACGGCAAACTAGCCATTCAAAAGCGCAACAGTTCCCGAGAAGGTGGCGGTATTTACAGCGAAACCGCCCGCCGCGAAGCCAAAACTCTGAAAGATGCAGTGCGACTGGTACAAAACATTTACCCCCGCGAAATCGTTTCAGCATAAAGCAAAAGGTCGTCTGAAAGCGTGAATCTTCAGACGACCTCCACAAAAACCTAACCCCGAAAGACCCAAAATGACTATCACAGAAGAATACTCCATCGACATCCGCGTAACCGCCGAAACCACCCGCACTGCCTACGGCCACCCCGTAGAGCACTACGGTTGCGACATCATCAACACCGACGGCGAACTCATTGTCGGACTTGTTCCCGAGTACAAAACTCCCATGGCGGCAGTCAAACAAGCACTGACAGCCCTAACTCAAAACGATCTGCAAAAAGCCTGCTGACGGAGTATGAAATGAAAGCCACAATCGGAGCAGTCGTGCTTGCCATACTTGCAGCCTGCACCACACCTCAACCTTCTCAAGAAACCGAAGCCCAACGCCTCATCCGCCAACAACAGGACGCTGCCGACTTCGCAACCCTGCAACTTGAAAAAACCTACGAACGCATGACCACAGAAGAACGTATGCGCGGCATCGTTTACGGAGAGTAAATATGGAAAACATCATCAACATCGCCACCGCCATTATTATTATTGCCGTACTGATGGCTGCACTCATCATGTTGACAGTAGAAATAATGGTACAGAACCGAATTACAAAAATACTAGAAATCCTCTTCCAAGAAGAAGAATAATGCCGCCCATCATTGCCCTGATACTAATCATCCTTCAAATCATCACCGAGCGCACCACCGGCATTAAATTCAAACGATGGGCGGACGGCACCACGAAAGACACAAAATGACCCTGACAGACCGCATCCAACATACCCAAATTAACACCCAACCCAATATAGGCTTCCGGCATCACGACGGCAAATGGCAGGTAATCGAATACCAGCCTCCCCAATATAACAAAAAACACTGGACAAAGAATAACGCAGGCAGACGACGAAGCACCAAAGTTCTGAAAGAATTCACCACCCGAACAGACGCGGAAGACTACGCAGAAAGAATCAGACAACAACACAAGGCACACTAAAAATGGAAAACCTACCTACCCGCCAACGGCTCATGCTCATCTACGGCAAAACCCATATCACCCTCGAACAGGCCACTGCCGACTGGTTACCGCACATAAACGAAAAAACCGCCCGCCGCCGCGCCAAAACCCAAACCCTCCCATGGCCGGTCATCAATACGGACAACAGTCAAAAAAGCAGCCAATTCGTCAGTCTTACCGCCATCGCCGACTGGCTAGACCAACGCGAACAGCAGGCAAAAACCGAATGGCGGAAAATACATGGATAACAAAAAGGCCGTCTGAATTTCAGACGGCCTTTAATCATTTCTTCGACTTACAAACTTTGAAAAATTCTTTCACGCTCATACCGGCCTGTTTTGCCATAGACCGAATCAAATCCCTTGCAAAAGGAGCATTATGTTTGTCCACCGTAACTAATAATTTTCCTCGCCCATCTACCCTAATCCATTGCTCGTGTGCAGTAGCTGTTTTGGGCTTCATTTCAAACCCCATACGCTTCAATGCTCGCACAACCTCCTGATAAGTCAACGGGCTGATACGCGAAAAAATCATGCAGGACAACTTTCCTCTTTAAAGAAAGCCTTATTCTTAGTATTGCCAGTTCTAGCAAACAAAATCCGAAACAAATAATATTTTAGCCACAAAGCAAATGGAGCAGAACGATCAAGCATTTGGCGCGTATATTTTTTATCTGCATATGCTTCCCGCAGATAATCTTTAACCTGCTCATCCAATTTTTCAATAGCCTCTTTCATACTGTCTGCTTGGGCAGCAAGCGAAAGGTCAAGACAGACCGCAATATAGACTTCCCCAGACTTATAGGCCATACAACGGAGTTGCTTTTTCATATCTCTTCACTGATTTCCTCGCTAATAGTATTAATGCTATACAAAGTGGTTGGTTTTAGCAATTAAAATTTTGGCATTAGACGTCTTCATTTTGAACCATATTTACACCATAATCTTCAATAAAATTACAATTTATTGATTCTATTGAAACATAAAAACCATATTCAAAGCCCCTGCATGGGCGCAAGGATAA